CTGTGGCCGCGCACGGCCAATCGTGTTTTGGCTCTGGTTTGCCACCAACAATCGGGCAGTCTTCATCGCACCCACCCGTTCCCAACCAGAGCGGGTGGGTTTCTGGTTTACGATATCGCCACCATTCCAGCTTGACTGCTTTTTCAAGCTCAGTGCGCTCTGGTAACACGACCATCAACCGATCAAGCATCGTAGCACACATCACCCTCGCCATTTTAAGCGGCATCCCACGGGTCACACACTCCCACCAATTGTCAGCGCTAGACTGAATCGCACTGTCAAACCACACACCTGGCTCTACATACCAATTCCCTGAACCGAGAGTGCTCAAGATCTTTGCGAGCGGCCTTATTGGCAATGTATCACCATACATCTTGCGTTGTAGATATGAATGCGCTACGTACTTGGCCGTCCCTTGGGCTGTCCGCAGTCCACTCGAGCCACCGCCTTCTTGTTTTGAAGGCTGTACGTTGTGCCCGGCCATCAAGATTGCGTTGCTGTATCCAATGGCACCGTACATAGTGTGGTCCAGTCTGTCTTCATCGTCACCAGTGAAACTTTCATCAACCGGGTCTGACTTGAACCCCAGCCTTTGAGCCGTTACATTGGCTGCCGACGCATATGCACGATGCAAATACTGGTGATCTTGCAGGGTGTTGCGTGATCCGGAGTACAACCCATTGAACACACGATACGAGCCGTACTCCTTGTTGATGAGATAAGACCGCGTGTGCGCCTCGTCCATCCACGCACAAGCAAAGGCTTTTTGGAACCGGACCTCTCCACGGCCCAGCTTGAGCCATGCATGCTGCCGTGCCACATTTGTATTGGCCAATTCCAACTTGTGATGCTCAGTATTGAAATCGGCATAATCAAGACTTGTCCAGTAAAGCAATGAATTAAGCGCCATGATTTGCAAACGCATCCACCTGACGACGTCGCTCGGCGTCTGCTTCCCGTACATGCCCTTGAAGTCTAGCGCTTTTTCCGCATGCACGCTGGCGTAGGCCTCCATGCAGTATGAATCATCATTGTTTGCATGAATGGCCCTGTTCTTCTCGCCTGGCTCATTTTTGGTACTGGTTCTAGCTGCCGCAACCGGCAGCGAGGCACATGCCCTAAACAACCAATTAGCTGGCAGCACCTCCATCACTGCCTTCTTGTTAGGCCTGTCCTGAGCCCGCAATCTGCTATCACCCAACATAGCACTACGGGCCAACGGGCGCAAACTAGAACTGCCACCGGGCGTGTGGTGATGCCGCGCCTGCCACCACGATTCCATTGTCTCCACTTCGCGGGACCCTTCCTGTATGGCCATTACGTGCGTTTCAGCCGTATCGCGAAAACTCCACTCGGTGAAGCGATCCCAAGCCGTATAAGGTTCAGGGTCCAGCGGCATTGCCTTAGGCACACTCCAAGACATGCGGTTGTAAAACTCCTTCTCCCAGTCGGCATCGGTCTCGCTTCTGCTTGTGCAATTAGCGAAGTTGCGTAATGCGTATACCACTGGTCCCCGCACCGTACCAAACGTGGCTGAGCGCTGCACCCACTCCATTCTCTTTTTAAATACGCTTATCCACCTTTCTAACGGCACTTCAAACCAACCATTTGCAACGGCTTCAGCACGTAGCACCGGTGGGTAAGAATGCCACAGCAGCACAGTAGTAGCAATTGACCACTCTGGTGAGTTGCTGATCCTGTATAGTTGGCGATCATGCTCATCAACAGTGCAGCACTGTTCCACCATGTCCATATGTATCCTGATGGGACTGCCACCAACCCACACTTCGGGTGGCTTCTCAACCACATTTCGCTGCGGCATACGCTCTTCAGGAGGAGCTTTAATGTCTGTTGAGGTCCACAGGAGCTGGAGATGTTCTTCCCCAACGATACCTACCTGAAACTCAAGCATGTACAGTGCCAGCGCCTCCTTGGTTAACGAGGAACACCAGCTCTCTAGCTGCGTGGGTCCGTAAACCCAACGGCCATTGGCTCGTGGCCACTGCCCTCCGTATCTGGAGACGAAGTAGCTTGGCGTTGCCCCGATGATCCAGTTGAGGGCCCAGCTATGCTCTCTTTCTGTGTAGGTAATCCCTCCAGTAGCTCTGCAGGAATCTCCTTCCAGGCATCGAACCCCAGCTCCTGGCCCTCCTTCGTGACATCCATACCCCGTGTTGAACTCTCGCTCATAACAGGTTGTGAAACGACACTCGGGACCGGGGGTGTGCGCGGGCCCAATACACCAGCACCAGTCACGGTACCGTGTGAGTCGTGCACCACGATGCCTCTCAGCTGAATGCTCGGCTTCTTGGGCAATTCCGGTGGCTTGTTTGAAGATCGAACTATCCCAAAACCCACCTTTTTCGCAGCATCAACAGCAACCTCCTTCTCCTTTTTTGCTGAACTCATGATGGTTTCAGCATCCAGCCGCTGGATTTTAGGCTCCTCTCGTATCGGAAACCTGAATGTCTTGGGGCCGACGAACTTACTTAGGAATTCTGACCCGATTATCCCCTTCCAGTCTATGCCAGCCATCAAACTGTCCTGCATGTCATGGTCTGCTGGTAGGAGTCCTAACTTAGTCCACTCCTCCAGTTCAACCAGCATGTCATCCCGCGTCTTAGGCGGCACACCTTCGGGTTTGGTTGCGTTGTAGTGCGTCATACGCTCTAGTGCCACACAGTTCAACAACTCATCCTGTGTATACCATGGATCTTTGGCCAACATCTCTAAGGCGTTGTTTATTCCATGCTTCAGCTGGACCAACGGCTTGCGGTCCAAACTGGGAGGCGCGTTCACACATATAGCATTCAGGGCCTTCAATAACGCTACCCGCAGTTCAGATATGACTGTCGGTATGCGATATTTGGCTCCACCATCCGC